CACGGTGGACTTCTGCGCTGACGGCATGGACGCCGACACGGGTTTTACTGAGCAGGCCGAGGAGCACAAGAGCTTTAACTTCATCCGGCTGGAGAACGGCCAGTTCGCCACGCAGCCTAACAACCGCTGCCTTTGGTACGACCAGAGCCTGATCCCTGCTGAGGTTAAGTTCCCAGACTTTCAAGCAGCTAAAGATTTTTACACCGTTGACGGCACACGCAAGTGGTCTGCTGGCGACGATTGGTTTTACGACATACAGGAGCGAACATGACACAAGATGACATCATCCGAGCAAGGGGTGAGAGATGAATAAACCAACAGGTGGACCGGCGTTCCCGACGGGGACGGCATATCAAGGTATGACGCTGCGCGATTATTTTGCGGCGAAGGCGATGCAGGGTGTGCTTGCGGGTCTTGATAGAGATGCTCGTCGATTTATGGAATGCCAAGAAGAGCCGATAAAAACACTAGCAGAGGCAAGCTGGTCAATGGCAGACGCCATGCTGAAAGTAAGAGGTGAGAGATGAAACCCAAGTTCACGCGCATGATCGACGGAATCCCAACAATGACGGTGACGGAGCATGAGCATATCGTCGGTCAGCTGATGACCATCATCGAGGAGATGGTGCAAGGCGCAGATCCAGACTGCGGCGATCCGACTTGCCTCGATTGCGAGGTGTGGCGACCTGCGTGGAGAGCGATTGCGGAACTGAAGGAGAAAGCATGAGCATTGAAGCAATGAAGCAGGCGGTGCGTGTGATGGGTTTAATTGGGGCTGATCTAATTTGTGAAGTCGCTCATCACGAAAAGAAAGATCGTCACGAACTCGGAGAACCATGTCCTGTTAAGCAACGCTTTCATGAAGCGTTTGAAACCCTCCGCACCGCCATCGAGCAGGCAGAGCAGGGGCAATGGGATGCCATACCTGACGCCTTTAATGAATGGTGGGATGCCGATTACGACGACAGCACCAACCCGTTCAGGCTAAACAGCCCGGCTTATTGGGCGTGGTCTGGTTGGTCTGCGGCAAACAAGGAGAAGAACAGATGAGCATGTGTTCGGAGTGCGGGACATGGGATACCCGCACGACTGCAACAAGAAGAGACACTCGGTTTAACTGGACATGGCGGCGCAAGCGCTGTAACGAGTGCGATCATCGCTGGGAGACGTACGAGATTCCTACCGATTGTATGGCCGAACCCAGCACATGGGCGAACGAAGACGGGAGACTAATAAAGTGAGCCTGAAGATCCAGAACTATGTCGCGCTGCTGGCGCACTTGACAGAAGGCGCAGTGAGCGCACAAGACCTTGCAGACTTGACTGGGCTACACCTTGAGACGACGCGAGATTTCTTGAAAGAAATGCACAAGCGCAAGCTGGTACACATCGCGCAGTGGGACACAAAACTCAACCGGCGCATCAAGTTGCCCATGTACAAACTAGGAGAAGGCGGTGACAAACCCAGACCCCCAAGATTGTCTAGCGCAGAGACCACAAAGCGCTACAAGGAGCGGCAGAAGCTCAGAGCGCAGTTCGATCCCTTCTACGCCCTGTGCCGCCCTGTGGCCGTTTCCCGAGAAGCTGATCGTGTGTGACGCCTACCGGCCCAGCAAACGCGCGCTTCGAGAGGAGGCGCTCGACGACGGAGACCCGCCGTGGTAGACCCTGACTGGACGCCAGAGGAAGAGAACGCTTGGCGCGAGCTTGAGCGGCGCTGCCCGACAGCAGCACAGACGCTAGCCGCCGCCAAGCGTACGAACGTAGGCTACGTCTACCTGTGCCAGTTCTGTGGCGAGCATCACATTACTGAGCTAGCATCTGAAGCGCGGAACGTCTTACGTCCGTGACGCGGCGCCCCCACCCGCGCCCAAAGGTTGGCCAAGTCGGTAGCTCTTGCAGCCACGCGAGCCGCGCGGCGCAGTAGGTGTCGATCACTTGCCGAGGGTCGGCCTCACGGACGGCAGCGAGCGTGCGCAGCCCAATGATGCCGTCTGGCGTAGCGCCAACCGCTTCCTGCAAGAACTTGGCGGCGCGGCCTGGCCCACTGTTGATGGCGGTGTCGAACACGCAGTAGTCGATACCCGCAGGCAGGTCGTCACCCCGCACCTTGTGCCAGTACTTCTCACGGTAGAGCGGCGCCACGTCCTCGGGCGTCAGATCTTTGATCGCTTGCACATCGACCGGGTGACCGCACCATTCTTCCCAGACTGCCTTCGTGCAACCCAAGTTAGTAGCGCCGCCGGGATCAGCCGGGTGATCGACGAATTTTCCCTCGTGCTCAAGCACATGCTTCAGGCATTCTTCAAAGCTCATTTCTTCGCCCTCATGTCAATGATCTTTTCCAGTGTTCTGCCGCCAAAATAGAAGCTCATGATGAGCATCCCCCATTGACCGAGCAGCTGGACGTAAGACTCGTTTGTGTCTTTGCCGAACGCGCTCATCATTGCGAAGGTGAAGTACCCAGCGAGGATGAAGATCAGCGTCATCGGCCTGATATTCTTCGACAGCCAAGAGTCCGACCGCATATCGGCAGCATGACGATCAGTCAGGTTCTGCTGCTCTGCCTTAAACAGTTCCGTTTCATTCGCCATCTTCGCCAGTTCGCCGTTCTGCTGGAGCAGCGCAAGCTCGGCCTGGGCTTTTGCTTTTGCCTCCGGGTCAGGAACAACCTTGTCAAGGATCTTGGTTGCGAACGGAAGTAGTGCTGTCAACGCTGGAAGCATTGCGCTTCTCCAATGCTGTAGATAAAGACTTGCGACCAACGACACCACCGATTGCGCCGATGCACAGCAGCATGATGTCTTTCAGGATTGCGAGAAAAGCCTCGTCGATTGGGCTGATGCGCTCCATGTCATGCTCGACGAACAACACCCCGCCGAGGATGGTCAGCACCGAAACAACCAGGATGCCCATCAGCGACAGAGTGATTGCTGCCCACACCCTGACCTCGATCTGATCGTTGCTCATTTGCTCTGCTCTAGCACGAAGTCAATGATGTGGTACATGATCAGCCCGCCGGTAAACAGGATCATTGAGATGAAGGCATAGTCGGTCACCATCCTGATCAGCTTCTTGCGTCTGCGGATCTGCCCATAGACCTGCTTCTCGCGCTTCTCTTTGATGCTTCTCCGCATCATGATGAACTCGTTGTAGCCCTCTTTCCCCAGCCACCACAATTCACCCAATGTGAACATGTGCCGGATCTCTTCTTCCATCTGCTGGATCTTGATCTTCGCAGCGTAGGCATCGAACGCCTCGGCTGTCGCAGACTTGCTGAAGACCAGCTTCTTGAAGAGCGGCGGTGGCTTGTTCGCGTTCTCTTCCTCGGTACTCATCCACTCTTGAAGATCAGCGACCGCGCCAGCCCACTTGCCAAGCTGCGAGAACACATCCTCGGCCTCGCGCCCGACCTCGACCGCAGACTTCAGACCGTTGAAGACAGCCGTTGCGGTGGCCAGCAGCGAGATCGGATCTAGCATTACTACACTTTCACAACTAGACTGATCAACAGCAGGATGATAGCGCCGGCGCTGCCGACCAGGATATGCTCCAGCCGCTTGAGGCGGGCGTTGATGCCCTCGTAGCGCACCGCGCAAACTTCTTCGTGCGTCATCAGTTTGGCCTCTACTTCGTTGATCGTACCCATCAAAAGACTCCTGTCAATCTTCACCGGCCATGATGGCGCCGCCTGCGGTAACCGACGCCGTGGCCGCAGGCATCCAAGACTTGTCGTTGGACAGTGCCCGGATAACCCGATTACGCTGCGAGGGCGGAACATTTTCCAAGACTTTCAGCAGGTCCGCGTTGGTGCGGACAGCGTTCATTACCACGTCCATCGTTTTGGTGTCGACCTTGTCTGCCAAGATGTCCAGCAAGCGATTGCCAGCGGTCACCTTGGGATCGAAGAACGAAGGCAGTTTGAACAACCCTTTGTTCTCTTTCAAGATGTTTTCCAACGGCACAGAGCCGCGCTGAACAGCCGTCTTGATGGCGCCCTGCTGCTCTATAGCGCTAGCCAGTTTGTCTAGCGTTGGGTAGCGGGCGCCCATCTCTTTGACGATATCGTACTTGCCGCGCCCAAACACCTTCTCAATGTCTTCAGGCCGATCGCCGCGCACAAGGCGAACATATTCCTCAGCAGACTTAGCTCTGTCTTTCGGAAACAGATCCAGCGCCTGCGCCGCAACCTTCTGTTGGTTGACCTCGGCCATGCCAGACTCAAACGCTTTCAGGTAGTTGCGCCAGCCTGTGCCGCCGGCGGCTTCAATCGCGTCATCAATGATTGGTTTGATGTCAGACAGAATACCTGCCGCAACTTGACGCTGCGACTCAACGCTTTCGTTGGGGTAAAGCTTGCGGATGACGCTGGCGACTGAGTTCTTGCGAATGGCTTCAAGCGCGTAGGGGTCTATGATGCCGTTAGCGTCGGTCCATTTTTTGATGTCGGACATCACGCCAGTCAGCGCCGTTTCAAACGCTTCGTTACCAGCTGTTTCTGGTTTCGCGCCAAGCGCCCGAATTTGATTTATTACGTCAGCGGTTTTTAACGGCTGCAACCCTTCAGCGGCAAGACTGTCAAGCTGGTACTGCTTGAGGCGCGCCGTAGCACCGAAGTTCAAAGACCCTTCAGCGGCCTGATCCATGAAACGGTCGCCCGCTTCGTCCATCTGAAGATAGCGCGCCGTCATGTCGGGGCGTTGACCCATCAGCACACGCGGCTGGGTGGTTTCTGTCGCGGCGCCTTCTTGCGCAGCCTGCCGCGCGCGGTCCAGCATCCGCACATCCTCGACTCTGCCCGTTGCTGCGCCTTGGAATCGAGACACGTCTGTTTCAAAGCCAGGCGCGTAGCGCCCTGCCAATCCGGCGCCCGTCATCGCTTCTTCGCGCATCGGCGCGGTCATCCCACGCAGGTTCAGCTTAGTTGCTTCGCGAGTTCTGCGGGCCTCCGTCTGCGTAAACCCGCCCGCGATGCGAGCCAGTTCGTTGAACATATCCTCTTGTTGCAAATCGCGCAGCGCGTTGATCGTGCTGTCGGGGTCGCGTTTTGCCGCAAGATCTACAAGCGAGATGAAAGCCGGTCGAGATACGCCGACCAGCGCTTCGTCGGGGATGCCTTCAGGTCTGGCGATGCGCAGCGCCGCCATCGCGTTCGGCATGTTCTGCTCGCCGATAGACTGCACGAGCATGTTGCGGGCGCGCGACTGGGCAATGCCGCCGCCGGTCGTCGCGTCGGCGACAGCACCGATGCCTTTGCCGATCAGCTTAGTGGCCAAGCCCATGACAAACGGCGCGCCTGCGCCGAAAGCCATGCCGGTCGTGAGGTCGGCAGGGTTAACCACCGCAGCTGACGCGCCACCACCGGTTGCGCCGCCCAGCACACGAGGAATGATGGCGCCTGCGCCTTGGCCGCCCGCAAACCCGCCTGTCTCAAGCGCTCGCGCGACGTTAGGAAACCGCGCAGGGGTGCCGAGGGACAGCAGCGGGCCGACGCCTGCGGTCCCGGCAATCTCGGTTCCGATCTTGCCAACGGTGCGGCCAATCGCGCTGGGTTCCGCGCCCAAGCGCTCGGTCGCGAACTGCTCAATCAGCGCCCTGCGACGAGCGCTTTCTTCTGGTGTGCGGTCGGCCACACCCAGTTCTGACAAGAACGGCGGCAGCCCCAACAGCGTGCCGCCTAGCCGCTCGGCCTCACCTGCGCCGCGCAGCACAGTCGAGCCGATGTTGCCAAGACCCGTCACTACACCACCCGCTACGTTGCGCCCCATCTGCCCCAAGTAAGAGCGCTCAACGGGGATGGCGTCTTCAAACGAAAACGACTGTGGTCTTTGGGCTTCTTCAAAAGAAAAACCAGTTGCCATTATTCACTCACAGGAATGAATTGCTTTCCGTCCCATCGGGCCGGGCCTCTGGAAGTCTGGTACACCTGCCCTGCAACAGCGTCTTCTTTTTTGGTCGGCATTGGCAGCGCAGTCTGACGCCCTGCGCCAGTAGGCGCCTCGGCGCCTACTGACCCTCTAGAGGGCGGTGCAACCGCAGGCGCAGCGCCTTCGCGGTATGCGTAGGTGTCTTCAAACGCTTCGCGGGTGCGTTGCTGGGCAGACCGAATAGCGCCTAGCGCGTCCCTCAAACCTTTTTGCAAATCTTCAGTTGACTGCGTGCGTTGTAAAACCCCAAACGCGTCGCGTAGATACTGACCTTCTTGGTTGGATACCTGCCCAAGCGCGCCGCCTGTCGTAGATGCATCACGCATGGCTTGCAATTCACTAAAGCCGCCTTGCGCGACGATGGATTTGTACAGCGCCTCCGCACGGCGACCTTCATTAGTAATGCCCACTATCCGACCGCCAAGCAAACCTGTGATTTGATTAAGCCCGGGATGCGCGATGAGTTCTTCAATCTGCGAAGCAAGTTTGTCTGACTTAGCGTCAAACGCAGTAACTGCCGTTTTTGCTGCCGGAAGTTTAGCCTCGCGGTTTTGCCGTTCACGCGGAGTCAGCCCTTCCATAAACTGTGGCGGGGTCTTGCCCAGCGCTTCTTGACGTGTGGCGTATGTCACTTGGCCCGTACGCGGGTCGACCACCGGCACCGGCGTTTCAATCGTCACTCCACTGGGTTTGCCCAGCGCCTCAATACGCTTTTGAAGTTCAGCGCGAGCAGGACTGCCCTCCGGTAATGCATCGCGCGCCTCCATCAGTCTAAGCAGTTCAGGCGGCGCAAATTGCTGAGGTCTGCCCACCTGCCCGGCTTCCACGTTCAGCTTGCGCACCTCGGCTTCCGTTTTTCCGACAGCAGCCCGCCTCTGGCTCTGCGCAGTCAACATTTCTTCAAGACCAGGGATGGATGACACCAAAGTCATCAACCCTTCGCGGCGGGCCTCGGGTGTGCCAAGCAGTTGCAGCGATGCAAACCTCTGATCAATTTCCGGACCACTGATACCGAAGTCGGCAAGCTCTTGACGAGCACCCATCAGTAGTGAGTCGGATTCTCCGGGCGACTGTACAGGTGTGTTTACCGCGCGTTGCGCCGCAACAGCGAACGGCACGGCGCGCTGCAACCGCTCCGCTTCCGCCTTCTTGCGTTGCGCCTCAAGCTGCCCTTGTTGCAGTTCAAACGCCGACAAGCCGGTGCGCCCGCCTAGCAACGCTTGCTGGAGAGACAACGGCTGACCGCTTTGCAGTGCGTTCATCAGCCCCATCTCTTGCTCTTGCTGCCGCTGCATCTGCGCCATCTGCATCTTGCGCAGCTCGTTCGCTTCGCGTGCGGACTCAAGCTGGCTCAGTTGAGCCATCATGTTCATCGGCGACTCGAACCGAGGCAGTTGAATGCCGCCAGCGATCAGTTGATTTATGCTCATGACATCGTTCCGTATTGGCTTTCATACGCCGACGAACCAAAAGCTGGTGGGCCGGGCGTGTACACAGTCCGCGTTACACCGGGGTCTGCACCGCCGCCAAAATATCTGTTCATGAATTGATTCTGCATGTACAGGTTCGCGCCTTGACCAAACCCACCCATCAGCGCGTTAGCCTGACCAATCCGGCCAGCGGCAGCAGACTCACCAATCCCACGCGCCGCTGCGGCTTGCGCGCTGCCTAAGTTACCCATCTGGCTTGCGATGTTCGAGGTCAGCCCTTGCCCGGAAGCAACAGTCTGCATGAGCGGCAGAAGGCGCGCGCTGCGCTCACCTGCGAACTGACCGTACTCCATTCCGCCCAGTCCGGCTCGGGCAGCGCGATCCTGCTGGAACCGTTGGAAGGCGTTGCCGTACTCTTGAGACGCAAGGTCTTGGCCGTACCGCTGGAGCGCCTTGCCCGTGCCGCCCGACATCAGCCCGCCACGGGCGGCGGCGCTCCGCTCAAGCGCCTTCAGACCTTCCGACAGCCGGAACCCGTAGCTGGGGTCTGCTTGGAAATTAAACTGTTCTCCGGCCAACTCGGCAGGTGACAGGCCCGCCGACGCTCGGTACTGCGACGGGTTGCGAAGCTCGTTCATCAGCATGCCTTGCGCTTCAAGGCCACCTTGCCGGAACGGCTCTTGCAACTCAAGCCCACGCTCAAACATCCGCTCCTGCGAGGCAATACCCTCCCGCGTGGCGGCGGCCTGCGTGGCGGCTGCTTTGCGGGCAGAGCGGGCGCCGAACAGACCACTAAGGATCTGACCGCCGATAAGTGCTTCAATCATGATTGATTCCCTTCCAGCGCGGCTTTGATCGCGTCAGGCGTTTGAGCTGCATCGATTGCAGTCTGCATGGCGGCGTACTTGTCGCGGATCTTTTGGCGCTCGGCCTCGGCTTCTTGCGCAGACTTTCCGGGGATCTGCTTGGCGATCACATTGTCAAACGGCGCGAAGTCCTGCTCGCGAGCGGCGCGACGTCGATCGTGAGCGATCAGTCTGGCTTTGTCAAGATTGACTTTGATCATGCTTCCGGCTCCTCAAGTTCGAGCTCTAGCTGCGGCTCAGGCTCGGGCGCGGCGGCCTGGTCAGCCCAGTAACCCTCTGGGTCGCCGTAGCCGTCCGGCTCGAACGGCTCGGCCTCCCAAGCGTTCCTGAACGTCCGGTCAGTCGGCACCGCACTGTCCTCAACAAACTTGTACGGCACGCCCTGCGGCACGTCCTTGCGCGCGACCACCTCAATTGGCAGTTCGCCGGTGGGAATCAGGATAGACAAGCCGCCTTCGGCGTTGGTGAAGATAATTTTCATGTTGATCACCTGAAGATGGCAACGGACACGGCGACACAATCAGTGAGCGATCCACCAACAGATATAGTGTTCACTCTCGCATAATTCGTGTTGAATGTGTTTGCTATTGTCTGTCTAGCCCCTATAAGAAAAACCGTAGAAAATGCCGTTGTATCAAACTCTTTTGACGTGCCAATCGCAGCATAGTTACCGTCCGGCATCGCAGTTGTAAAGTTAATCGTGTAGTCGCCCGTACCGTTATCAAGCACACTGCTCACGTTACCACTACCACGAATGCCTGTGGTTGAAGCCGGATTGGTCACCAACGTACCGTCAAAGTTGATCCAAGCCCGGCAGCCGAAAGCAGTGGCAACCGAGCCGTAGCCGCTGTTAAACTGAAGCAGTCCGGCAGAAGTAATGCGCGCGCGTTCGGTGTTGTTCGCATAAAAAACAAGGTCGTGATTGGTGGTTGTACCAAACAAGCCAACACTGCCAGATGACGCTCCAAAAATGCTGTTGACCGTACCATTGTTGCCTGCAAGAAACACATTGCCTGTTCCGTGAACGGCTAGCTTGTCACTAGGCGAACTCGTCCCAATCCCCACGTTGCCGGAGGAGTCGATGCGCATGCGCTCAAGTCCAGCGCCGAATCCTTGGTTATAGAACCTAAACGATCCATCGCCCTCTGTTCCGATGTGCCAGTTTTCAGTGGCAGTTGCAGAGGTTCCAAATTGATAGTAAGCGTATGCCGCGCCACCAGCGCCAGTGCCTGTACCGATAGACGATCTGGCTAGACCTTTAATGTCAAGTCTTGCCCCCGGCGAACTCGCCCCAATCCCCACATTCCCCGACGTATCCACCCGAACGCGCTCAGAGCCGCCGGTAAAGAAGGTCATGGGGAGGTAGGTGCCGGTGCCTGTTTTATCGGAACCGATAACTACCAAAGTAGGATTGACCCCAAATATACCAACTGAAGCGTTCCCTGCGTCGTTTGTATTAAATACCGCAAAATTAGTTTGATTTGTGGCTGTACCATTTGGCATTGCGCCAACAGATGTACCGTCGTTCGTCGTACTTGTCTGGAACATCACCCGGCTGGCAACCGTCGCATTGCTGAAGTCACCGGTAATCCTGCGCGCGGCACCACTTATTTGCAGATTGACGTCCAGCACAGCCTGCGTGTCGGTTGACCGAAACACCGGTGTGCCATTGGCCGACAGCCCGATCTGGCCAGCCGCAGCCAAGAACATGCCCGTCGTCGTGTCTGCTGCGAACGTGTACGGCGGACTGGCGGCGCTGCCGCTTGACGCCAGCAACTGCGACAAGTTCAGCGCGTTGCTGATGTTGTCAACCGTCCAGATTAGCGCGTCAGCCGACGTCTTCAACTCGAACTTGTACTGCGTTGCGTCCAGCCAAACGTTCGCCTCACCGCGCGAGTCCAAGATGATCGGGTTGGTGTTGGGCGTAACTCCGGTCGAGTCCGTGTAGGTCGCTAGCGGCGTGGTTGTGCCTGCTGCGTAGGTGAACAGTTTGCCGCCCACCAACGGATTGCCGTTGTTGTCGAAGAACTGAAGCTTTGGAACAGAGGATAAATTGGTGCTCATAGCGACACCTCAAAAGCGGTCAGGATAGCCGACGGGACGGCCGGACAAAAGGCGGTGGCGGCTTCGGTAAGCAGTATAACGTTGGTGTTGGACACTGCCCACATAAGCTCAAAGTAACTGCCGCCCTGCATATCAAGCATGAAATTCCAAGCCACAACTTTTTCATCGTTGTTGTCTTTGACTCGGACACGACTGGCTGAGTCCGGCACGTCAATGCCGTTGATGCGCGGCCAAACATACAGTTGGGTGTTAGAACCGGATGTTTTGTCAACCTGCAACGAAAACTCAAAATTGTAGGTTGAGGTGTCCGGAACAAAAATTCTTGAAGTAGGGGTGCCACGATTGATACCAAACGTTGACGCCGTGTTGTTAAACGTGACCGCGTAAGCCGTGTCGGCCGCCGCCGCCGTCTGCGTGGTGGTGTCGAAGAACGCGCCGTGGCGCGGTTTGCGGTTAAAGAACCGATACCACTCGCGCCGCATCAACCCCTGCTCAGTTTCAACCAGCGGCACCCGTTGCGCGGGTATCCTAAACGGTTGCGGGCTAGGCATTGGTCCCGCTCGCTTGCAGTTCAGCGCCCATGATAGCAATCTTCACCGGGTCTGTCCCGCTGAGTTCGTACACCCGGTCGCGCAGTTTTAACGTCATGCCAAGGCGGCGCCAGATCACGCGCCGCCCCGTCTCACCGATGGCGCCCATTGAGCGCCAGTGCTCGTTCGACCAAGTGTGGCCGCCATCGTCTGACCAGCGCAGCATGACCTCCGGGTTAGAACCCTGGCCGGTTACCAGCCCGACGCCCGATTCGCAGTCGAGCTGCAAGCTGTGCTGCGCCGTGCGTTTGAGATTGTTCTGGCCGGTAGGTATGGCGCGCCACGAGCGCAGCCAGCGCTGGACGTCGTTGTCGTCAGCGTAGGTCTCAAGGTCAAACTCGTAGAGCTTGCCGTTAAGGTAGTCACCAACGATGATCTTGCCGTTGTAGCCCGCCATGCAGTTGGCGCGGTGCCGAACAAATGTGCTCGCCACCCAGCCCGCCCGCTCGTGCCAGCGTCCGGTCGCAAGGTCGTAAACCCAAGTTCGATTTGCCGACGGAAACGTCAGGATGTAGAACTGGTGGCCATCTTGCTGGTACGTCATCGAGATTGCGTCGTCCATCCGGTCGTAGGTTTGGATGGCGTACTCAATAGCGTGCGTGCTGATCCGCGTGCCGATGTAGCCGTTCGAGACGTAGACGATGCCTTGGCCCTGCGCGTTCCGGCCAAGCCAGAACACTTGGTTGGCAAGCTTCTGGACTGAATACTGCGCCGCGC